CCTTTTAATACCTAACACAATGAAAATAGCCATTTTTACAAACATCAACTCTCCAGCTACCGACTTTTACAGAACTGTTGGCTGCTATGCCTACATGGGGCATGATATAAGATACCTTGCCATTGAAAGTGCAAAGTGGTATGATTTAATGGATGTTGATGTTGTAGTGGCTAAGTCTCCTAATGGCATGGCATACTTTGAGATGCTAAGAGAGTGTAAGAGAATGGGCAAAAAGATAATTATTGACCATGACGATAATCTACATGAAACAACAAGGACTAATCCGGCACACATTGGACTAAGCCATGAGGCAATGCGAAAAACGGTGGAGGATTGCTTTGGCTTTGCTGACCATATTATTTATTCTACCGATGCCTTGCAAAAGTATTATATGCCATATCACGAAGGCATTGCAAGCACTGTTATAAATAATGGATGGAATCCAATCATTCAGCCATTTATGCCAGTGCCTAAAATAGAAGATAAGATAAGATTTATTTGGCGAGGTTCAATGCATCACCTGGATGACATAGGCAGCATTGCAAGTTATATAAATGAGTTAGCGGAAGATGAAAGCTGCGATGTTGCCATGCTTGGCATACAAGATTTTATCATGGCTCACTTGTTTCCAAAGGTAAAAACAAAGGAATGGAATAGTAGTCTATTTGGCTATTTTGAAACATTAAACAATAGCCAATGTCATTACGGTTTATTTCCGTTACTTAAAAACGATTTCAACTTTGCTAAAAGCAATATATTTGCCATTGAGATGTTAGTCGCTGGCGGAGTAACGATTGCACCAAAGGGAATACCAGAGTACAATATACCAGGTGTGATAAAGTATAACAACTTTGGCGATGTCATGGAGGCAGTAAAAAACAAGGATTTTGACAGAGAGGCGATAGTGAAGGAGGGAAGGGAGTATTTGAACGATGTGCTTAGAGTGGACAAACTGAACAAAAAGAGAGAACTAATTTTAAATAATTTAAATTAATAAACTATGAGTGCTTTTTCAAATTATTTGGAAGACCAAATAACAAACTGGATTGCAGGTACATCAATGACTGCTCCAACGGCAACTTTCGTGCAGTTGTATAATGGTGATCCATTAGACACAGGATTAGGAGGTACTCCTATTGTAATTGCAACTGCGGCAAGAACATCTATTGCGAGTGGCGCAGGGTCATGGACAAGAGGAACACTTGGAAATGGTACAATTACAAATGCATCTGCTTTTACTATTACAACAAGTGCAACGGCTACGGCATCTGCTACTCACGTTACTGTTTGGGACGCATCTGCATCTGGTAATTTACTTTTCTTTGGTCCATTATCAACTGCAAAAACGGTTGCATCTGGTGATGAAGTAAAATTTAATGTATCTGCATTAACCTTAACAGTTGCCTAAAATATTCCTGCCTTGAAATATAGGCAGGAGTTTTTAAAACTGCAAATAAGTTAATTAAAACTTATATTTGCATAAAAGTAATTAAAATGCCAAGAAGGCCATTATCATTTACGAATACTAATAGAGGGGTAGACTATGCTAAGTTGCGTGTAGAAACAAGACGTGCTGAACAACAGGGTAAATTTGTTGAAAAGGATTTTAATGTTGAATGGCAAATATTTGATAGAGATGTACAAGATGCATTAAAAATGATGCGAACTAATTTTAAAAAAGATTGGGACGCAAAGAAAATGGATATACTACACAATGCCGCAGAACCAATGGTTGCAGCGGTTAAGCCTCAAATTCCTATTTACAAAGGTGGTGTTCACTATAGGTATTTTACAAAAAAAACTACAAATAAAAAAACGGGTCAAAGTAGCGAAAAAGAATATAGGGCATCATTTATACCAGGTCATTTAAGAAAATCAGTAAAAGTTCTTAACCCTTTTAAACCAAGGTTAAAAAGGATTGAAACAATTGTAATTGGTACACTTAAAAATTATCCTACTAAAGTTAGTAGAGGACCATTTGATGGTGTTAATAAAGCCGATGCATATTATACAAATTTTCTTTACGGTAGTGCGGTTGCATTCCAAACAAAAGTATTATTACAAGGATTTTTAAAAGCCTTTCATGCATCCAGGGATGTAGTAATAAAGGGTACACATAGTTTAATAAATCAAAATGCTAAAGCAGCTGGGTTAGATTATAGAATACAATGAACATAGGAAAATTAATATATGCCGTTGTTGCAAGTGATGCTACTCTTGTTGGTTTGATAGGCACAAGAGTTTATCCGGAAGAAGCACCTAATAATGTAGCTTATCCTTACATAACATTTACTAAAGTAAATACGCAACCAACAAGAGTAAAAAATATTGTTAGTCCTTTGGATATGGTTAAGGTTACTTTTTTTGTTTATTCTAATAATTATGACACAAGTGAAAATGTTGCCATAGCTTTAAGGAATAAATTCGATAACCTTAGAGGTACATATAATTCAATTAATTTAGATTGGTGTATATTTGAAGATGAAACGACTGGTGATCCTGTAATGGAAGACAAAATATATTGGATAGCAATAGATTTCTTATTTAAAATAAACAGACTATGAGAATAATTTTTTTAAAAGAACATAATAATTTTAAGAAAGGTGATGTATGCGAGGTCTTAGATACTTTTGCGTCATCTTTATATAAATTAGGTGTTGCTAAACATTACGATGGTGCTGAAGTAGAAATTATGCCTACAAAAGAACCAGAAAAGGAAGTAGTTTATGTACCAATAATTGTCAACGAAGAACAATTAATGGAACAAATGCAAGTTGACGAGCATGACATAAATTACGATACGGAAATGGAAAAAGGAAACAAGATTAAGTCAAAATTAAAATAAAACAAAATGGCTACAACTGGAATAATGAACGGTTCTTTGTTGCGATTATATGTAGATGGTGTTGCGGTTGCGTATTCAACATCTGATACATTAGATTTAACAAGAGCAATGCGAGAACTCGCACACAAGGATAATACATCTGCATGGGTAGAAGTTAGTCCTGGACAAAAATCAGCTACATTTTCAACTGAATTAATGTTTGCTGATATTGGTGATGCAAGTGCAAATACAAAATTTAACACACTATTTTCTTCTTGGGATTCGGGAACATCCATTGTATGTACATATACATCAGATGTTACTGGTGATTCTATATTTACATTCAATGCCTTTATTGAAAGTTTGTCGTTAAGTGCTGCAAACCAAGAAAGTGTTACTGCTTCTTGTTCTTTAAGAGTAAATGGTGCGGTTACAAGATACACTAAGGTTGTTCCTGCCGCTCCAACTGCATCAGCTGGAACACCGACAACTACAACTATGCCATTAACTTGGACTGCTCCTACACCTAACGGTGGATACCCAATTACAGATTATATTGTTCAATATAAGACAAGTAATTCAAATACATATTTGACATTTGCAGATGGTGTATCTACTGATCTTACTACTACGGTAACTGGTTTAATTACTGGAACGGTTTACAACTTTAGGGTTGCTGCTATAAATGCTACAGGAACAGGGGAATACTCAAACATTCTTACTGCTACAACTGCATAAATTTTTCCGATACTATTTGGGGGTTGACACTTTGTCAACTCTCATTAGTATCCAATTATAAATCAATAAACTTTTTTTTATGGTATCGGTAAATCACATTGAAATAAACAAAAATGAAATTCCTTTTAAATTAGGTGGATATGCATTGAGTTTATTTTTAAAGAAAAAAAACATTAAATTCTCATTATTTAAAGAAGCTTTAGATGATGATTTGAGTTTATTGTATGAAGTTATTTATTTAGGGGTAGAGAATGGCTATAAAAGAGAAGGAAAAGATAATCCTTATAATTTAGAATCCTTCTGTGAAATGGTTGATGATTATAACAAGCTACAAGATTTTAGTGATTTAGTTGCTCAAAGTATGGGAGGCGGTTCGACTGAAAACGAAAAAAACTAAGTAACCCAAACGCAAAGCCTCTTGAGATTGAGGATATTGAAAAAATGTGTTTGGGTGAATTACAGATGACACCAGATGAAATGAATATGTTTGATTGGAGAGAATTAATGATTAAAATTGATGGTTATTATAACTCTGTAAACAATCAATATAGACTAAGCTGGGAACAATCAAGGTTTATTGCATTTAATGCAATGTTACCTTATGTTGGCAAACATAAAACTTTAAAGCCTAATGATCTTATTAAATTTCCGTGGGATCATAACTTTAAACAAAGGGTTTTAACAGAAAGGGATTATCAAGAAATGGATTTAATGGACACGTTGGTTAAAGGTAACTCAATGCTAACTAAAGAAATACTATAATGGCTCAAGGAATACTATCTATAAAAATTCGTGCTGATGCCAGTCCTTTAGAAAGGGCATTAAAGGTAGTTGGCAGGGATATGGCCGCATTTAGCCAAAAGGCTTTAGCTATTGGTAGAGGTGTAACATTAGGATTTACAGGACCTATAATTGCTATGGGTTCAAGTTTTGTTAATGCGGCTGCTTCTATGGATCAGTTAGAGAGAGGCATGGCAGCGGTAATGGGTAGTACAAGTGAAGCAGGAAAAGAATTAAGTAAATTAAAAGAAAGTGCAAAGTTACCAGGTTTAGGCTTTGAAGAGGCAGTTAGAGGTAGTATTAGATTACAAGCGGTAGGTTTACAGGCAGAACAAGCAAGAAAGATATTAGAAACATTTGGTAAAGCAATTGCTACAACTGGTGGTGGTGCGGTAGAATTAGAAGCCGTACAATACCAGTTAACTCAAATGATTTCTAAGAATAGGATTCTTGCAGAAGATTTTAAGCCTATTCAATCTGCCGTTCCTTTAATTGGCAAAGCTTTAAAATTAGCATTTAATACAGATAATATTGAGGCGGTAAGAGCAACCGGTGTTGGGGCTAAAGAGTTTGCTATGCGTTTAACCGAATCTTTAGCGGTTTTACCAGAAGTATTAAATTCAACAGGCGGCATAAGAAATCAATTTGACAACTTGAGAGATGCTTTAAAATTTGCCTCTGCTGAAATGGGTAAAGCTATTTTAAAGAATATAGATTTAGAAGCGGTGATAGATAGTGTGACTGAAAGGATAAATATGTTGTCTGATTGGTTTGGAAGTCTATCCGACGGAATGCAAAAGTTTATATTAGGTGCAACTAAAAACATAGCGATATTTGGTGGTTTAGCCTGGATTATAGGACAAGTTGGCTCTGCATTAGGTACATTCATTTATGTAATGGGTCAAGCGGTTAGACAACTTGTAATATTTGATAAAGTTACTAAAACATTAGCATTAACTACTGGTGGATGGATTACTGCAATTGCTGCGGCTGCAATTGCCGTTGGATTATTAGTTAATAATTACAATAATGCTTCCAAGCCAATGGACACTTTTAACGAGCATTTGTCTGTTGGTGCTAAAAATGCAAGAAAAGAAAGTGTAGAGTTTAATAGTTTAATGAATGTTCTTCAAGATGCAAATGCAAGTTTAATATCAAGATCAAAAGCACTTGAAACTATAAATACTAAATACTCGGATTATTTACCTAATTTATTAGAAGAAGCTACCAGTATTGATGCAGTAAGAATTGCACAAGAAAAAGGTAATATTGCTTTACAAAATAAATTTAAAGTATTAGCTGCTCAAGGAGTTCTTGAAAAACAACAAAAAAAATTACTTGATTTAGAAGAGCAATTATTTATTGCAGAACAAAACAGAACTAAATTTCAAAAGCAGCAACAAGGTCCTGTAACTGGATTTGGAAGTAATGTAAGTACGCAATATGATGTTCAAGGTTCAAATATTGATGCTTTAAAAACTAAAATTGAAACATTAAAAAATGCTTATAATAAAACAGAAGCAAGTCTTGTAACACTAACTGATAAACAAAGTCTTTATAATGATAAATTAAAAGCTGAAAAAATTGAAAACCTTAGTAATAAGGTTAAAGATTTAAATGTTTTTTTAGAAGAAGGTTCTGCAAAATATGGTAAAAACTCCGAAACTGTAAAAAATTTAAAAGATGAGATTACTAAATATCAAAGTCAATTAGATGCATTACAGGGAACAAAACAAACAGAACTAAATAGCAATGATAATTTAAAAAATAGTACAGATAAGGTAAAGACAAAATACGAGTTATTAAATGAACAATTAAAGGATACTGAAGAAAAATATAAAAATGTTGTATTAACACAAGGTGCTTTGTCTGCTGATGCATTACAATTATCTGACCAATACAATAAATTAAAAGATACTTTAAATAAAGTAAACGAACAATGGGACAAAATTGAAGGAAGAGATTTTAGTGTAACACCTTTGCCTCAATTTAGTGGACCAAAAGAAACAAGTTTTAAAGATATCTTCCCAGACGATTTAGTAGATAAAATAAAAAGTAGTATAGGATTTGTAGATGGTGTTTCTCAATCAATGAGAAATTTAGGTGATACATCCGAAGAGGTAGGAAGTATTGTAAAAGGTGCTATAACTGAAAATATTGTTCAGCCAATGACCGATGCTCAATATGCAATCGAAAGTACAATGGTTGATATTGAAAAGTTAAATGATCAATTAACAGACTTAGTAGAAAATACATTAACCGAAGTTGCATTTGCTCTTGGCGAACAACTTGGCAATGCTTTAGCCGGTGCTGGATTTTCTATAAATATGATATTAATGCCTATAGCTGATGCATTAATACAATTTGGTAAAATGGCTATAGCAGCTGGTTTTGCTGCCGAAGGAATTAAAATAGCCTTAGAATCATTAGGTGGTGTTGGTGCAATTGCTGCTGGTATTGCATTGGTTGCTTTAGGTACATTTGTTAAGAGTCAATTAAAAGCCCCTGCACTTGCAGAGGGTGGTTTGGCATTTGGTCCTACAATGGCCATGGTTGGTGATAATAGGAATGCTGGAATTGACCCAGAGGTTATTGCACCTTTATCAAAGCTAAAAGCAATGTTAGGAGACACGGGTGGCGGCACTCCATATATACTTAAAACAAGTATCTCTGGAACTGATCTGCAATTAATACTTGAAAGAACAGATTCTAAAAACCTAAGAATAAGATAATGGCAAGAAGATTTGAGGCAACAGTTTATTCTGAAAAAGGTAGGGAGTTTAAATTGTATATTAATGATGCAAATTATTCTGGTGTAATTAACCCAATAAGATTGGTTAATTTAAATTTAAATTGGGATAGCAATAGAAAAAAAGGTAGTGAAAGATTTGCACCGGTAATTGGTAGCACTTGCGACTTTTCATTTTTTGTAAATAGTTCTATTTTACAAACTTTTGTTGAGCAGTTAGTTGATAGTGAAGAAGGTAGATTTACTGTTGAGTATTATGCTTATGCTGCAAATGGCAGTACAATTAACATGAAATGGTTTGGTTATATACTAATTGATTTAATAGAGTTTGAAGATGTTGCTAATGCCATAGGATATAATTTTGATATAATTGCAGTTGATGGGCTTGGTTGGTTAAAAAATATAGAATACAAAGCACCTAATGGTCCGTTTGTAGGTGCTGAAACATTGGCAAATCACATAATGAATTGCCTTAATAAATTAAGTTTTGTAAACTCTTTTTATTCTACCAATATACCTATTTTAAGTTTTATAGGTAATTGGCATAATTCATTTTATACCTACTCTGAAAACAATAATATTTTAAGTAGAGTAAAAATTAATCACAAAGCATTCTATTGGAAAGATACAAAAGACAATTACATATACACAACTTGCTATGATGTATTGGTAGCGATTTGTGAGGCCTTTGCTTCAAGATTAATATTCTCTGGTACAAATTATTGGTTGATTCAAATTAATGAGTACATGAATCCCAATGCAATGAGATATTTTAATTTCTTTGCAACTGGAATTGAGGATCCTACTGTTTTTGACAATAGAGATTTAGCTATAGTAAACAATCAAACTAATTTAGCAGAAAGTGATTTAGTTAGAATTGGCGGTGGTCGATTTGGATATTATGCTCCATTAAGAGAAATGATTGTAGAATATAAAACATCTGCAAGAAGAAACTTAATACCTGGTAGTTTATTTACTTATAATACTTATAGTTTTTTAAATCCAAGTTTAGGTGATTCTGGTGAGATTTTATTAGAAGAACTTGATGCTGATAATTTAGAAGCAAGGTTATCTTACACAAGTAATCTTTCTATGTTTTCAGCTTATAATTTAGCAGGATATACTTTCCAACCACACATTTTTTTATTTGCTGCTATAATTAATCAAAAAGGATTTGTAATTCCTGTACAAGAATTTGAAGATTCAAGTGGTTGGTCTTTAGGAACTGGTTTTTCTGTTGATGAAAAAAAGTTAAAATTTAATGTTACCAATACTTCTCAAGCCGCAAAATCATTAATTGCTGCAACTATTGGTTTTAAATATAGTGTAAAATTAAAAATTACTTTTGACCAGGGTAATATGAAAGTTTATATGGGTGGTGCATTTTTTGAATTAACAGAGTCGGGTGATTTTGAATTTGATTTAATAGCAGTTGACACAACTGGTTTTAAATTACAAAGTTCTGTTGTTGGTTCAAGTATTGGTAGTATAAGTAATTTATCAATGGTTGGTCCTGTTAGATGGTTAAGAAGAAATGCTACTTTTGAGGGATTAAATACTATATTTTCTGCTGCGTCATGGGAAACATTCCCAAGTGAATATCAATTTACATCTGATGTAATTAGTCAAGATTTAACATACATATTTAATAAAGTAGTAGCATTTGATACATTAGCTATTCCTGCAACATCTCAATATTCATTTCAAATTATACTTAAAAGTATTAGGAATGCAGCAGGAACAAATATAACAACAGAACTTTTAGCTTACAATTATTCATTTTCAGATAACTACTTAGAATTTTTACCTAATGGTAATATTCAAAATCAAAATGATATATACGAATATGCAAGTGACAACAATGTTTTCTCATCTCTAAGAGCAAGGATTGAAACTAAGATTGGCGATGGTCCGGTGACATCTTCTCCAGGTGCAATATTCGTAAAGAATAATGATGGTAATTTTGTATTAGCAAGTCCTATTGGTTGGACTATTGCTGATATTGGTACTGGTAAAAATATATCTCAAATATTAGTTAACGAAGTTATTAAAGGACAATTAAAACCAGTAAGAAGAATGATCAATGTAGGATTCCAAAATAAAAATCTTAACAACCCATTTCTTCCTCACTTTGTTATAGATTTTACATCTGTTATTGCTCAAGACAATGATAATTTTTGGGTATTTGAAAGAGGTACTTATGAATGTATGACAGACATAATAACTGGTGATTGGTTTGTAATTAAAAACGATGAATAATGCCATACACAGAGAGAAGTGTTGTAATTAAAGGTTTAGGTTGGGAAGATGGCACTCCTTTCTCAAGTGGTAGCGGTGGTACATCATCAACTAATATTACAGAAACTATAAGTAATGTAACCGTAACAGGGTCTACTTTTGCAATATATGCACAAGAGTTTTTAGCAACCTCATCAAACGTATTGACTATTACTAAAAATAATAATCAACTACCTATAACAAATCAAGATGCTCAATTGCAAGTATACCAAAATGGACAATTGCTTATTAAATCACAATATGTCGTAACTTTGCCAAGCACTATTACCATTGATAGTAATACACATTATGATGGTAGTAATTACATTGTTACATTTATAATATTAGCATAATGGAAGAGATAAAAGCACCCAAAAAAGAAAGGAAGTTTTTAAAAGCCGTAGGCAACATTGCCAAGGTTTTGGCTAATGAATTGGTTATGGGAATTGCAAGAAAGTTTATTGGCAAAGCCATTGACAAAGTAGGCAATAAACGACAAGGCCTTATTATTGCTTTTGTTATTTTAGCTTCATCATTTGCCTTTGCCCAGTATCCAGCAACAGGCAATAAGCAAAGATTAGGTTATCAGACTACGGGAGATGGGCTGGTGTATCGAGGTAGGGCATCGGACACCGTAGGAATAAAAAGTAGCGGTATAAATAATGCTTATTTTATCCTTGATACGGTAAATAATATTCTTTACAATTACATTAAAACTAAGGGCGGCTGGAAGTTTAGTAACGGCGATACGGTAATTATAAATAACAATTTTACTCAGCCTATTGACTCATTGTTTTTTAAAACAAGTGTATCTCCAAACAATGTGGACACTGCTAAAATGCGATGGGATTCGGATTTAGGTACAGTGGTTTTGGGAATGTACGACCAAGTGCCAAATGAATTAGGATTTAAAAACTTTTGGCTTGTCAAGAATCAGACAGGCTCAACTATTACAAAAGGAAGCCTTGTTTATGCTAATGGCACGGTTGGAGCAAGTGGCAGAATAACAGTTGCAAAGTTTATAGCCGATGGCACAATAGATGCTAAATATTTATTAGGAATAACGGCACATGATTTAACAGATGGTGAGGATGGATACGTTATTTCCTTTGGCAAAATAAGACAAGTCAACACAGATACCTTTGCGGCTGGTGCAATCCTTTACCCATCTCCAACTACGGCTGGTGTTTGGACAGATGTTGAGCCAGTTGCACCAAACATTGATATGCCTATCGGCTTTTGTATAAATTCATCTTCAAACAATGGTACAATTTCAATTCGTGTGGCATCGGGTTATAGTTTAAACGAATTGCACAACGTGGCAATTACCTCACCAGTTGAAAAATCAAGTTTATTTTATTCTGATGGATTATGGCGCGATACAACTGCCGCACTTTTGGTAAGCGACACGGCTTCGATGTTAACGCCTTATTTCCGCGACTTGGATACTACCTCATTAAACCTGGAAAGCCGGTTATCTACAAAACTAAATGTTCTTGATACAGCTACGATGTTGTTACCGTATTTCCGCGATGCAGATACCATATCATTAAACATTCAAAGCAGATTATCGACTAAGTTAAATATTCTTGATACTGCTACGATGTTAACTCCGTATTTCCGTGATTCAGATACAACCTCATTAAATCTTAATTCCAGATTTGCAACAAAATTAAATATTTCCGACACTGCTTCAATGCTTACAAATTATTTGCGCTCAGGCGTTGCAGCATCAACTTATTTGCCATTGACAGGAGGAACATTAACAGGAGGATTGACGGGAACAACTGCTAATTTTGTGGGAAATTTTGGTATTGGCACAAATACACCTTTAAATCTTTTTGAGGTTTCAAAAAGTAATAACGGTACATCAACATCATTGCGTATTACAAATTCATTTAGCGAAACGGGTAGCACGGACGAAACGGCAGACATTGATTTTTATCAAGGGTCAAGCGGTGGGTACTTTACCAGTGGTCGTGTTCGCTCATTTAGAGAAGGAGATTATTTATCAGCAAATACTCAAATTGCTGGAGGTTTATCTTTTTGGACACAAACATCTAATGCTATACCAGCTAATGGATTTACTGAAAAAATGAGAATAACATCAATAGGTAGTGTCGGTATAGGTACAACAAATCCACAATCAACATTAGAGGTTCATGGGTCAGCCGTGTTTAATGAAGGCTCAGTCAATTCAGACTTTCGCGTTGAAAGTGACGAAAACGCCAACATGGTTTTCGTGGATGCGTCAATGGATAGGGTTGGTATTGGCACGGGAACGCCTTCAAAGACCCTTGATATAAACGGTGAGGTAAGAATTGCAACGGTATCTGCAACGCCTACAAGTTTACTTGGTAAAGACGGGAGTAATGTTGTAGGCAATGTTCGCTTGACCTCGCCTTTATCTTTAGCGGGTGATTCCTTAAATCTTGGAACGGTGCCAATTTCAAAAGGTGGCACGGGGGCTACAAGTGCATCCGTAGCAAGAAGTACGCTTGATGTTGGTTATGTTTTTGTAGAATCAACCGCTGGAAGTTCAATTATTTTATCAAGTAATCGAGTTTCTATTGTAAATACTGGCGGCGCTTCAACAACATCCATAGATTTAACAACCGCAACAAATGGAAGGCAATACATGATAAAAAACCTTGCAACAGGAACAGTAATTAGCACCGCATCAAATGTTATACCTTTTAGTGGCGGTTCAGCTGGAACTGCAATTTTATCAGCTGGAAATGTTACGCCTCAATGGGTTACATTAGTTGCTGATGGCACTAATTGGCATATAATGCAAAAAAATTAAATAAACAAAACATGAAAAAAATATTAATCTTTTTATTTTTGATTCCTTCCTTTGCCATTGCACAGGATACGGTTATCATTTCTAAAATCTTTGCAGATGATACCCTGTGGAGTGTAAAAAAGGTTTACGCTAATCAAGATGTTCAAGTAAAAACATTTGAGGATTCAGCAGCCATTTATTACTACATTTTAAACGATGTTGTCGATGAGGCACGGAAAATGACCGATGCTTTTAATATTTACGAAAACCGAAACAAGTTTATAAACAGTTTATACAAGCTAGATAAAAGCATGATTAACGGCAAAATTGAAAGTTCATTTGATTACCTTTCTAATTTATACGCTTCGTTCTGGACAGGCAATTACAATGCCATCGCCAACGGGACAAAGGTTCTTGCTGGGGCTGAGATATTTTTTAACAAGAACAATGAGTTAAGAATAAAGATAGGCGAAAGCATCAACAAGCCTTTCATTGCCGTTGCCGACACTTATGGCATCATTGTAAATTATCCAAACACGGGCGAAAGATTTGTGATTTACAAAACAAATGAAAAGTCGTTCAAGGATTTGGATAACAAATTGGTTCTTAAAAAGCAAAAACAAATTACCCGATGAAATCAATAATACTAAAACTTTTTTATCAAGGCTACGAGTTCATTGCCTTCTCCTTTTGCTGCGGCTTCATTGCTTCGTTTTTTATACCTATTAAGGGATTTTTGCTTTTTACGGTCGCAGTGGTTTTTGCAGACACAATCACGGGAATCAAGGCATCAAAGAAGCAAAATCAAATTATAACCAGTAAAGGACTTTATCGTACTACTGAAAAAATAGTAATCTACTTTGTAGCCATTCTTATTTTTGAAGGTGCGAAAAATACTTTTTCAATACCTTTTCCCATTACATATATGGTGGCAATGATGATTTCTGCAACAGAATTATTTTCGGTAGCTGAGAACATTAAGAAAATTACTGGCGTTGAATTAGGTACATTAATAACAAGATTTTTCAGACGTTAAAAACAAATAATATGCAGACTAATTTAAAAGATGCCCTTAAAAATGCAGATGGAATAAAGTCACCAATGGGCGACGTGGCTTGTTACTCAATGAACTTTGCGGAGTTAGCCTCGGAGATAAATGTTCATCTTGAAGGCAATAAAGTAAAATTTACTTGGAGAGAATACGTCCAACTTGCTCAAATCATTTGGGACAAGATTAAGGAGACAAGCCGCGAATGTGCTGGTAAAGAAATTGAAGTAAAGTTACCAGCCAAACTGGGACTTATTTCGGCAGCTTTTGCTCTGATCGGGTTTAAATTATAGGCGCAGACGATTCGCTACCTTATGCGTTTACAGGGCGGTGTATTGATTTACATCGCCCTTAAAAATATAAAACATGGAAAAGAACAGATTTACTATTTTTTTAGATGCCGGTCATGGTGGATTGGGTAAGAAATTTGATATACCACATCGCTATACAACTTACCCAAGTAAATGCTTTCAACATACATCTCATCAACTATTCCATGGTTATGGGTGGTTTTTTGAGGGTGTATTTAATAGAGATATTGTAGATTTATTAGATGTGATGTTAAAGGCAGAAGGTTTTAATACATTAAAACTTTATCACGAAATTGATGATACACCATTAAAAGTTCGATCAAGCAAAGCTAATGCGTTTAAGGATTACGATGCTGCAATACTTGTTTCGGTTCATGGCAATGCAGGACCTAAAGGTGCAAATGGTTGGGAAGTCTTTACAAGTCCAGGTCAAACACAAGCAGATACTTTAGCCACATTAATGTATGATGAGGTAAAAAATACTAACTTGTTTAGAATGCGACCCGACATTACTGATGGTGATGTTGACAAAGAAGCTAAATTCCACATGGTTTGTAATGTAAAAGTTCCTGCCGTATTAACCGAGAATGGTTTCTTTACGGACAGGAACGATGCAATGAAAATGTTTAATAAGGAAAGTCAACATAAAATTGCCAATGCTCACTTTAATGCAATTAAAAAGTATTTTAGTATCCTATCCTTTTAATCATATCGATTGCTTTACCTTCCATGCTTGGTTCAAGTTTTTTGCTAATTATTGCTTTTGCCAATATAGATGCAATTCTTTTAGATTCCATATTTTTATATGGTTCACCTAAATTTGAACCCATCGGCTTACTGTAAAATGTTACAAGAGCATTAAAAGATGGAACTTGTAGATTAAAATTAACAGGCTTATCTGTCATGATAGCCAACTTTAAATAATCTGTTTTTTTAGTCTTCATATTGATTTTGGTTTAAATTTAAAAACAAGAGTAAATGCGTCAATCATATCCTGGGTTATTTTGATTGCAGGAATGTCCGTAATATAATTTTCTCCTTTAAGAACTGCTAACATATATTGCTTATTCCATTTTGCACCTTTTTGCAAGGGACTAACACAAATATGTTTGTAGTTATTTACCTCAATCCATTGTTTTGTAATGGTTGATGCCGCTTGATTCATACCAACTCTTCTTGAAATTGAACTCTGAACATTGTGATTATAGCCTTTTATAAAAGTAATGTTTTGCATAGATGAGTCCTCAATAATAAAGTAGTAGTCTTGATTTGTATCAATGTTCATTATGTAGTTTAAAAAGTCAACAAACTGTTTAAATTTCATAAACTCTAATTTTTTTGTCATTGTATCTAATATACAAATCGCTTGACCATTTTCCCTTATTGCTGGATCTACACCGATTACCTTCATGATATTGCTTTGTTTAATTCTATTGTTTGTTTGTTCTCCTTTGGTTTCCTGGGTGTTCTTCTTCTTGTTTTTTTTTGGTTGTTTATTCCGTAAGCTTCAACACCTTTGTCTACAAAGTTTATTTCCAAAAGATAACCAAAAACTACAATTGTACCAACAAAAAGAAACATGGTTATAAACTCACCGCCTTCGTATTGTTCTTGTAAACCAAAAAAGATTTCTACTAAAGCCACTATAGTTGCTCCTAACGCTATCTTAGGTGGATAAGTGCTTCTACCTTTGGTTGGATTAAGAAAGTCCATGAAAACGACTGCGAATCTCCCTAATTGAAGAATTGAAGCAGCAATGATAGCTAACCAAAATTCCATTGGTAAAAATATAGCCGTAAGATAGGCATTAATGCCGTAGGTTAAGACAATTGTAAGAAGCATGATAGTCGGAATATTGTCCGATATGCTTTCAAATGTCCATTTAAATTGAGTGTTTGTAAAGTTTTTTTCCATTGGTTCAAATTTAAAATTCATTGTAATTTTGTTTTAAAGGAAAGTTATCCTTTTTAATTTGCCAGTACTCGGCCATTAATGTCGCTCTAAACTTATAATCTCTATCGGTGTGATAACCAGACTTGTAAACACATTTGCAAATTGATTCATAAAGTTTAATTCCTTTCATTTTGTAATTTGCCTTTTTACAGGCTGCATATCTTCCGGAATTAAGAACACCAGCCCAAAGGTTCATACCTTCTTCCGTTGTTTCTGCTTTCATAAACTTTGCCCTTATATACTTGTCTCTACCTCTTATTACCTCTCGTGTTTTATATGTTACTGATTGTTGACCCTTTAAAGCCTTTACGCCACCAGCGTTTGCGTGTTTTCTCCAAAGGTCTGTTTCAATACCTTGACTTGTAGCTTCAATAATAAAAAAAGAATAAATCATTGACACGGGAAAGTCGGTTAATAGGTGGACATTCATTAACATACTTTCGTAACAGTATGCTAAATAAATGCGACGAAGCTTTGCCCTGTCAACTTTTGCAAGGTTTCTAAACCCTCGACCTTCCAGCGTTTGCCTTAGTTGTAATCCGGATAACTTGCGCACCTCATAACCATAGGAGCGTGATCCGTATGCACTTTCATCTATTTCCTTTTTTTCTTCCTTACCTTGGATTGTAAGTGAGGTAATTTTGTGAACGTAAACGGTATCGCGTTCAATAATAGGGATAAAAGATGTATAGTTGTAATTTGTGTTTATTGGGGAATAAATCAACCCAACAATAAAGGCAGCGCAAATTCCCATAGCAATTTGATATGGAAGGGTTTTATTTTGCGCTACATAAGTTTCAATAATTGGTTCTTTCATAATCTTTGTTTTAGTAATTATAAATACAAATATAATATAAATAATATTATTATACATAAAATATAAAAAAAAATAAAAAAAAAGTGCGAAGGCAATTCTCCGCACTATATGGCAAACTTAAAATTAACACATTAACCAATTACATTTTCTTATGCTGATTGTACATTTCGTATGCTGACAATACTCTTATCTCTTTGCTTTCTGTGTCTATTCTAAGTTCCTTAAATCGTTCTATAGCATCTTCAAGACTTTGAGCAGATACTATGACTTTTCTTCCATCTTCATAGCACATAATATACTTTTGTTCTACTTTTTCCATAGCAAATCGTATAAGTAATAAATAATCCAAAGGCAAGTTAGAACTCCGCCAAATGTTACTATGGTCTTTAAAACCATTTTAATTAACAATTCTTTTTCTCTTTCGGTCATCATGATTATCTGTTTAAATAGTTTTTACTTGCTACCGGATCTTTACCCTGGTCTTTGTACTTTGCATCTGCCTTATTTGCATAGTCCGTGTAAGGCATTTCGCTGATATCATGATAGCAGATTTGGGCAATCTTCATTCCAGGATATATCTTTATTGGCTGCACACAACAAAGTTCAAGAGTCCAATGGCCTCTAAAATTTACATCTCCAAACCCTGCGGTTATGTGGACGAATAATCCTAATCTACCAAGACTTGATTTTCCTTGCAAAATTGGAACATGACGCAAGGTTTCCGTATATTCTACGGTTGAGGCAAGGTATAGAATGTTTGGCTGCAAAATCATTCCTTCCTCTGGGATAATCATGGGAGCGTAGCCATTCTTCTTCCTGGTATCAAGAATACGGTCTGTGTACATTAATAGTGTGTTGGACAATGTTAAGTCAACACTATTTGTACCAATGTTTTCCCTAATAAGTGGCTCAATGACGATGTTACCTTCCGTAATTTCGTCAATGATGGTCTTGTCTGTTAAAATCATAAGTGAAATGCTTCTAAAGATAATATAAATTTATTTGTAAGTTTTAACTCATGCAACATTTCCATAGCTATATATCTTGTTTCTGCCTGGGCATTTGCGTCAATGCGTAGCTTAAACATATTAATATAAGCGTAGAGCGATCCGGTCCAGATAAAGGTAGTATTTAAATTTAACGGTAGAATAGTACGCGCTTGTTCCTTTGATACTCCTAACTCAATTAACGTGTGATACGCTCTTTTAGCATGGTCAATCATTTGCTCCTCTATAAACTTTGCCTTCTCTGCGACATCGGTAAACAACATACCTTCGCTGCCTTGCTTACTTGACTTGCTTTGTTTCCTCCATACATTAACCTTAGTGTATGTATCGGAGAAATCAACGTATCTGCCAGAGATACTATTGGCAGATAAGCCTACCTGGTGCTTGAACAACTGCCGCTCAACGTAGATAGGGCAAGTTATCCGGTACTGTAATTGTGGATGGCGAAAGGGCGAGGTGTGACCATGTGAGGCGAGGTAATTTATTAGGCTTTTGTTTTCCCCACTGGTGTAATTGGTTGCGTCCTTGCCATAGCTTACTCTGGCGGCATTGACCACCATTTCATCATTGCCAAATATTTCTAATAGTTCTATTTTCATTTTATCATTTTGTTGACGTCAACGATATGGTTTAAAATTGCGCAAGGACTGGACTCGATACCAGCATAAACCTTTTAGTTGGTGTGATTTATTTTATCTTCTTAAATAAGGTGTTCAGCCACTAACCAACATTGCCGAATCCTCTCTTTTAAGTCGAGCGTCTACATTTCGCCACCTTGCTAAATTTACACCGTTCCAGCCTACTTTATGAACATACGGTGTCAGATGCTTCATCATAACCTTCGGACTGGTAAGTTGCAAGGACAGGATTCGAACCTATACGAATGAAGCGTAACCTATTTATCATTCTACCTTTATAACGATAGCGTCTACCAATTTCGCCACCTTGCTATTTGCCTGTCTTTCCAGGCTGCCAATTCATCCTCTGACGCAATAGGATGGAAAGAAATGTTTAATCAGTAAACAAAACATCCTACTCCGAGGTCTGCAAATATCTTATGTAGTCATGTGACCTACTAATATTCTTTCTTGCCTAAAGCTACTTAGTAGTGTGCGATAATTATCGCTGGTGATTAATAATAGCTGCTTTACCGCTCTACATTGCTCAAAGATGGCAGTGGCCTTGGGATATTTACCTTTAACATAGTAATCTGTCAAAGTAGAAGAGTGCTTTATTCTTTTATACTCCTCCTCTGCCATGTCGCGGATGCACATCATAAGTAGCTGGCTATATATACTTTCATTCATTCCGGATATAACTGTGTAGCGTGAATAGTAGGCTGATAACTGGCGGAGATACTCGTCACATTCCTCAAGGTGTTCAGCACTTGGGGCTGTACTTATCCATGCGTTTACCTCATCACAAAAGGCTTTAATCTCCATCATTTGAGCATTGTACTCTTTCACTTTGCATCTTTTACCGTTAGCAATGTAATTGTCTTTGTTTCTTCCGTAGCTACTCCATAAAGTATTTCCTGCTTCTTCTGTGCTGCCAGTTGCTCTTCCCTTTCTTGTAGTTCTGGACTATGAATATATGACTTCTTCTCATATGTAGAATAGCTTAATACCTTATTATCAACTTGCACCATATACCTACTATTCTGTAACTCCTTTTCTATTTGCTTTCTATAATTATCTCTTTTTTCTGTTAAAGATTTAACACTATTGTCATACTCTACATAACGACTAATAATAGCAGCTAATTCCTCATTACAATGCAGCTCGTAGGCTTCCGCTATTTCCTCCGCTGCTTTCCTTATACGAAGTGCTACTTTAGCAAGGTCTTGCATATTAAAAGTGTGCTGATATGTTTCATGCACATCTGTCCACTCCATGCTTTTGCCTTTTATCCTTGTCTTGTAATAATCAATAAAACAAGTAGGGATAATGCCATATTGCTGAAATATTACATAGCTATAGGCTTGCATTTGTAAACTGTTTTCAAGTCGATCTTGTGTCCAGGCAGCAGTGCCTGTTTTAAAGTCACGGATAATCTCAAATTTTTCGGAGGCATTGTCAATGTAGCCAAGAAATTTAAAGTCACCAAAATCATACTCCAGTTTATGCTCAACATGAGGATAAATTAATATGTCGTTTAGAAAGTTATTAGGAAAATTAAACTCTCTTTTCTCTCCTTTGCAATAATCCTCAATGTCACTGGCAAACTGCTTTCCAAATTCCATCATAGGCGAAGGAGCATCCGGTATGTTTAGAAAATACCTCTTCATATAAGCGGAGGGATCGGATTCCCAGAGATTAATCTGGGATATTGAAAGGTGTGGTCGTGGTAAAGTAAGCATTGTAATTAATTTTAAGTTTTAAAAAAAAGAGGCAGTTCAGCTACCGCCTCATCAAATGAGTCATTATCTTATTTTTTGTGATACTTGGATAAATATTGTAGTTGCTGCTGCACTAAGATGTTCTAAAGGTAAACCTTCAGCAGCTAATTTATTATAAATATCAATGTAGGCTTGGCTATATATTGTACCAGCTTCAAATATCATAGCAGCAATATCTTGTGGTTCGGCAATATGTTTTTTCTGCTCAATTACCGCAACACCAGCAGGGGCTGGTATTGTTTCCGATACAATATACTTATATTTACCTTTATCATCTAATACATCAATAATTTCACCAGCTTTTAAATTCTGTATAGGATCTCCAGGTTTACCATAAATCCTTGCTTCCTTGCCATCGTTAAACACGACAAGAATGTTTATAGAAGGACCGTATTGACCTTCTCTTGGCGCACCAGCCGCATATTTAACTTTACCTTTAGTGATTGTCATAATAATCTTCTCTTTGAGCGTCTAATCTTTTTAATTCTTCTTCTTCCTGCCAATTACTTAACTGTATGGCAATCCATTCAAAGTCTATTGCCTGTGCCATTATAGAGTTAAAAAGCACTTGTTCTTTCGGTAGTAAGTCGTTAAAGTTAAATAAAGCATCAATAACCCTACTTATGCCTTCATCGGAAATGTCGTGCATGGGTAAATGATTATCTACAATGTAATCTAAAATATCTTGACTTGCTTGGTTCATTTTAGGTTGTTTTTTTCTTTAAAAGCTAATGTTTTTTGTAAATATTCCATAGCTGTTTTATGCAAAAAACTATGCGAAGAATTACATCTTGTATAATCCTTTGCTTCGGCTACAGGTACTCTATTAAGTTCAGTTAAGATCTCTTGTATTACAGTATCTCCATTTTTGTCAAATAAATTTTTTACGAGTACATTAATACAAATCTTTGTAAGAATTTCTACAATTTTTTCATCTCTTTCTTGTTCTGTCATGATTTTGGTTTTTATTAAATCAAAGATAATACTAAATATAATACAATGTACATTTTTAATAAAAATAATTAAAAAAAATATAAAAAAGGTGAGACAAAATTATCTCACCTCGAAAACCAAAGTTTATGAATGACAATTACAATGTCTTAGGTAGTTTATCTTTTTTAGAAAACTTAATATTGTCTAATAAAGCAAAGTTTATAAATGGTTTTCTTGCCCAATCATCGTTGTTATCTATAGGCCTGTCTTTTGCTACAAGATCAATTTCATTGTAAACCATTACGTTTTTTAAATGATATTTCTCTATTAAATCATCTTGCTTTCCACCATAACTTGCCGTTAAAACTAAGTTATTTGGTATGTCAAATAATCTTTTTACCCAATACCCTAATGACTTTGTATATGCCCACATCTCAATACCTGGATTATCCCTTGCTAATTGTAGCCACATATCAAAATACTCTTGATTGAAAAAATCGCCAGAACTATGAATTCGAATTGCTTTACAATCTTTTGGAATAACAGGAATGCCGCCATTTTTACAGTATTCAAAGTTTCTCCATCTATGTTCCCTAACCGCTGGAAAACGCTCTGGAGCAGCAGCGTAACATTTATACTGACCTTTATAAACATCAAACTTACCCGTTATTCTATCAACCGTAACCTTGCATTCAAGTGCAAATGGGCAAGTAGATCCGGTAGGAAGATTCCATTCATAAACCGTATCTCTATAATATCTTTTGTTCTTTACAAATTTACCTTCCATATGCATTTATTTACCATCAAGTGTAAAATTAATTACTTTTTTGTAAACCGCTAACTTATAAGCTATGACCTTTGCTCGTGGCAAGTTACCTTCAGCTATTTTTCTCATGTGTGCTTTTCTGTCGTAAACATTGTCCGAGTCTGGCGGTAGGTTCTTAGCAATCTCTTTTGCCTCTTCCCATAATGCCTCTTTCTCTCCATCCTTCCATGTAAGGTAACCAAGTCTAACTGCCATGTCGTACCAGTAAATAGGAATGTCATTAAAGTCATTAGATTGGAAATTTCGTAACTTATTCTCAAAGTCACGGTCGTATTCCTTACTTGACAATTCCCGTTTCTTATCAAGTATTTCCTGTTCTAACTTATCCTGTTTTTCCTTGTCTATTTGGTAGGTAATCTTATTTCTGTAAAGCATATATGCATTTATAATCTTACCTAATGTGTGTAAGTTGACCTTCCCGTAAAACTTTATGTCTTCATCTAAGTCCAACTGCTGGGTCGAAAACAATTCAAAAGCAGTCTTTATTTCTTCGGGTGCAAGTAATTTGTAATTTCTTCCAATGTGATCTGCAACTTCCATGTAGTATTCCTTCGCTCCATCAATGCCATACATCGGAAACAATGTAGTAATCAAATTGTAAACCTGGGTATAGGCAGCCTGGAAACCTATTTTCATTATCCTATTCTCCCTATGGTTTACAATGCGTTCAACGTGGGTTAAATTAGAATTGGTTTTGGCTGCAATTGCCGGTAAGTTCGTACTCATCTTGGCTAAATAAGTTAGGGTTAGCAATGTTGTTTGATAACTTGGTCATGGTATCCCTTATGTCAAGCAATGCAGACATATTACCATAAAAATAGGCTTTGTCAATAGAGGCGGAGAGTGTTTTTTCATCTACCTCTCTAAGGCTTCGATTGTAAAAACCAATCCTTGAGTCAATAAATTCAATCAACTCTTTAATGTTCTTTAAGTCATTCATGTTATAATAGTTTATTAGTTTACAATTCCATATCTACTTCTCAAAAACTCGGCAGCTTCAGCATTTAACTGTTCTTCCTTTTTTTGCTTACTTAGTATTGGATTACTATTTTGCACCTTTGCATAAATCTGTGTGCATTGTCTATATAGTAAACCAATATTAAAGTTAGCCTTTAAATATTTATCATCAAGCATCCAGGCAGCCTGTACAAATACTTTAAAGTTGTCCATCTTGTTATCCGGATTAATCTTTTCAACCCATTCCAATAACAACTTTACATTCCTTGCATCAATTGGATTAAGGATATAATTGCCATTAAGGGTACGGGGATACTTTGCAGCGGAAACAGATTCATGGAAGGTGCAGAACATTTCGTAAGCGACAAAAATGTCGCTGGGCTGCTTCGGCTCGGCTTTTTCTTTCTTTTCACGCAATTTTTCTTTCTTTTTAACCTTGTCAGCGTCTAAGGAATCAGAGAAACCTTGCCTTGTAAAAGGATTTTTTATCTCATCTTCTGTGTGCGAAAATTCGTTTTCGCATATATTATAATCTGTATTATTAACTGTATTATTAACTGTATTATTATGTTCACGTTTTCGTGTAGGCTGCTTTACTGTTTTCGTGAATTCTGCTTTCACGTTTTCGTTAAAGCTGCTTTCACATTTATGTTTATTAGTCCTTAATCCTCTATTCCTACCATCAAAAAAAAGTTGAATTATAAAATCTCTTTTCTTTAAATCGCTAATTATATTTGCTACCCTACCTTCTGATAAATTAACAAATTTTGATAAGTATTCATTAGAAGCAAAACATCCACGTTCTGAGTTATCAAGAGAATCAATTTCTACAATTAAAACCTTTTCTATTAAAGTTAAATTTGTATTTAACCAAATTTCCTTTTTTATCCAAACACCTTTAAAATCTCTAATTTCGTTCATTTTAATCTATTTTATTTAAGTTAGCAAATTCACCATGGTATTTAGAAGCCGCTAAATTATATGCTATAGCAGCTTGTTTTATATAGTAAAATGTTCCAAGGTTAATAGTTTTACCATTTATAGTAATTGTTGCTCTGTACATTTTACTTGATTTCATATAAAAAACACCTTTATATCCAGACTTATTTGCTTTTGATTTAGGTTTATTCCACATATTTTGTTGATGAGTACAATTCCGCAAGTTACTGCGTCTATTGTCTAATGTGTTTCCGTTGATGTGATCTGTATGAACACCAAATTTGTCCCCGGTAATTATCCTGTGCATTTTTTGATTTATATATTTGCCATTTATGCATAATGATTTACGAACTGCATAGTAATTATCTCCCTGTTTGTCAGCAAACCATTTTAATTTGTCTAATTCTTCAAAATCCTCATCATCTACTATTGCAACCTTACCTTGTGTTAGTTTAATTTCTTTTGACATGATTGTAAAAAAAAAATGCCCAATAGGTGGACTCTATCGGGCAAGGGTTAGAACAATATTGTGTTGTTCCAATTCCTTTAAGCAGCGTCCACTCCGTTTAAAGGATAATCAAAGATAATACTATTTTTTACTTTTTCCTTTATTGTTACTTTTTTCTCCATAATATCTTTTGTCGCGTTCTTCTCTTTCCTTTCTTCTTGAAACAATCTCATTTGCAATCATATCATTTGACCATGAAAGGTATTTAACTTCTATAATGCAGTATGTTTCTAAATCAAACATCCCATAGTTTATAACACAAATACGACCATCGTTATCATAAAAAAATAAAATGTCATCCATTGCAATGTCTGGATACAAACGGGGGTCATGGCGATGAAACAATTGGCAGATTTCAATAATCCTTTCTTTGATTTCATCATGTTGCTTATAATACTCTTTGTAATCATTCATAATTTTAGTTTTAATCAATGTCATCACACCAAATAGGAGTTTGTTCTCCCACATAGCAACCACTAATATTATAATAAAAATGTTTTTTAGCATCCTCATATGACATATTTTCCATTAAAATATCAATACATTGTGCTATAGAATATATAAGACGCATTGAAGACATATCAATACCAATTATAGCGTCATCAAATCCGTCAGCTTTTAATAATGTTTGATCCGGATATTTCTGAAGTATAAATTCCAAATTCATGTAATTTATTTTGTAAGGTTAATTAAAATTATTAATAATGATTTAGTTTTAAAAAGTAGCCCAGAACATACTGGGCTACATAAGAACACTATCTACTCTCAATCAAAAAAAAGCATTAAAATGGCAAATCTCCATCTACACCTTCAAAAGTTACTTTACCTACTGGCGGAGTAGCGGTGTGCGGAGTAGCTTCTACTGTTGGCTTTCCACCAAACTCCAGGCTACTAACACGGCAATTAATAATGGCTGCTGCTTCACCACTCTTCATGGTATAAGCATTTACTCCCCCAGATCCCTCAACCACAATGTAAGTTCCCTTAATAATATAAGGTTTCAATTTTTCCCCTCTTTCTCCCCAAATATTGCAATTAATCCAAATCGTCTTTTCTGATGGATTAGGACCATAAACCTTTTCAGTATGAGCCACAGAGAACGAGCAAACAGTTGTGTCACCCACAGTTTTAAGTTCCGCATCTGCACCAACTCTTCCCGATACAATAAGTTTAATCATTAGGTTTGTTTTTA